TTTTATCCACAAGTGGTTAATTCTGTTGAGTACTATCTAAACGGGAAAGATTTATTTACAGGATATACTGCAAATGATTTTTCAAACGCATATAAAAAGAAAGGGTTTAGAATTGGTTTTACAAGTAAATCATCAAGTAGTTTTCCAAAAGGGTTTGACCAACAAAACAATATAAGGACACTAATAAAAACAAATGCATATGTATATAGAGTCGATAGTGGTGATACAAAAACACCTGGTAAAAAAATAATAATGTACCCATCCATGGGTGCCGTTCCGTTTGACCAAGCAATTTTTGAATGTTTTAACGATACTAATGAAATAACAAAAGATATCTATGATAACAAATCAATGTTTAATGGGACTGTAAGAACACTTTGGGGGGCATCACATTTTGGTTATTTTGATAATTCTTTAATAAAAAAACCAAAACCTACTGAATATCTAAAAGTAATCAAAACAAATACCGATTCACAAAATGATTTTGATATTACAAATAACCAATCAACATATTCTTTGATTGAGGAAATTTTTAATTTATTTGATGTTGATTTATTAGATAAGATGGAGGCTAAGTTTTTAACGTTTTGTAACCCAACACCATCGGCAAATGATTTGATATTAAATAGTGAAAACATCAAAACATCTTACACAAGTAGTGGAGGATTAACAAATGCAAATTTAAAATTATTAAAAAGTCAAATAAGTGGTTTATTCACCTATAGAACCATGTTTTTTGATGGTACAAATGAAGAAAACGATGGTAACATGTTAATTGATGACCAATTACAAACAATGTATACAACACTTAAAGAGTTTTTAAACTTTGATTGTGTTATAAAAATTGGTAACCCAACACAATTTGATAGAAAATTATTTGACTCATTCAGTAACCTGACTCAAATGCAAACTGTGGACAAATTAACTTTTGATAGTTATATCGCCAATAATTTACCAGGGGACGGAACTCCAATTACTTTGACACAAAGTTTAGCTAAAAATTCTGAAGCTTGGAAAGCGCTTAGAAAATATGTTGGATTTTCATCTATCAATGGGATTGATTATCAAAATCAAGTTGATAGTGCGTTTCCTTCAGTTAGTGGTATTACAACCGCAGCAACACAATCAGTACAAGTACAATTTATTGGAGATTACTCAACTCAATTTCCGGCAAATTCAGGAACTACAGATATTATTAACGTCCAAAAAACAGATGGTACTTATCAAGTTTTTAGAATTATAGGTGAAGCAAATCCACAAGATATCAAAACCAAACTTCAAAATATTAAATTCTATCAACCATACTCAAATATTGAAGACAGTTCAAATACGGTTCCCTCAACCACAGAAAATGATTTTACAACAAATTATCAGTACGTTTCAACAATACAGGACATTGCGCCTGGAGATTACCAAATGGTTATTACGTATATACCAAACTTACTTCAATTAACTCCGATAAAATTAATAGCCGCGGTCTCAACATTTCCTGGAATTCAAACGACAAATCCTTTTATTACAACACCATTCTCATTTCCACAACCATTTCCTAATACCGAAAAGTCATTTGTTTCTGATTTCTTTTTTGATAACAATATAAAATTTACAAAAGAAAATATTGAAACACTTTACCCATTAATAAGATTATATTCAGAATTAAAACGAGAAGATAAAACTTTTGATAAAAACAAATTTACAACTTATATTAATGACTTTCTTTTAGACAGGTATGATTTACAAAATAAGATGGTAAATGAAACTTTTAGTAATTTAAATAAAATATTAAAAAATATTGAGGTTGATTTAGGTTTACCTAAAACTGCAATGAATGGAGATACAACAAAATTATCAACATATAATACATTAAAAGGTTTTAATGATAAATGGATTGCGGGTTCTGATTTAAAAACAAATACATTATTTGAGGATTTCTTATTTATGGATAGAGCAAATAGTGATTTAGGAGATAGTTTTGTTTTAGATGTTGAAAAAGTGGTAAGTAGATTATCCATAGACACTAATCAAAATCAAAGTTTAATGTCATTGGTTAGTTCAATTTTGGAAGATAATTTTTTTATTTTTATGGCAATGCCCGCTTACATTAATTTTTATGGAATCCAACAAGCCGCAAAAAAACCAGAGGCGTTAAGGGATAGTGAAATTGGTAATAGTTTATTTGGGACTTATTTAGAAGTGGATTATACCAAATCAAGTCCAAAATTTTTATGTCTATATATTGGTAACCCTTCAGAATATCCTAAACCAAAAGAAAACACTTTTAATAGATTTGGTGACGATAGTTTTGATTTAAGAGTTCCTGATAATCCAGTAAGAAGGTCAGACCCAAATACAAATTACTCACTAAGTAATCGTGTTGTTGGATTTGCGGTAGATTTTGGAATTAGAAACCAAAACATATTTAAAAGTTTGAGTTTAGACATGTCAGAAATGAAAAATACTTCAGAGTCATTTAAAGTTTACGCTGATATGGGTAGCTCAGTTGCAGGGGATAAAGTTGGTCAACAATCACAATCATTATATAGTATATATAAATCTAGGTCATATGCTTGTGGGGTAACATCTATGGGTAATGCCATGATACAACCAACTATGTATTTTATTTTAAGACACGTTCCTATGTTTTATGGACCTTATTGGATTACAGAAGTAAACCATAATGTGACAGAAAGAGGTTTTGATACTGATTTTAAAGGAACAAGAATTCCTAAATATGCATTACCACAAGTTGATAATTTATTGGCGTCAGTTAATAAAGATGTTATAAGTAAAATTAAAGAAATTGCGGCAAAAGATAAAAAACCAAAAACACAACAAAGATTAGATGAGGAAAAATTGTTAAGTGAAAATCCAACAATAAATACTTTAGCGGGAAATGATTCAGATTGTAAAGATAATATCCCAACACCATATATAAATATACCTTTTGAAGACCTCACACAAACAACTTTTACTACAGAAGACATTTATCCTTTAATAAAACAAGCAACAACTGACACTAATATGAGGGCACTTATTTGGGGTATTGCTCAAATTATGACTGGTACTACATTAAATAATGACGTTTATAATTGTATTAATAATAATCCATTCGAGATTAACACTGAGAGCTCATGGCCTGGAAATTTAAATTCATATATTAAAAAACAATCATGCGTTAAAATTGCCAACAATTCATTAAGATTAGTAAAATTTGATAATCTTTCAGAATCAATTGCATTTATGGCTTCTTTTATGAATGAAGTTGTAAAAAATAATGTCGAACCACTTAAAACGTTAAATGTTGATACAGATATAAATAAAAGTTACGGTAAAGCTTTATTCCAAATAGCTTATACTACGTGGTTAACACCATTGGCGTTTACCAATTCATTAAATTCTGAAGGAATTAAAGATACCACTGTAAATGATTTTTCAGAACCAAATGGAGACTATAGTGTGAACACTTATAACCTTTTTGTTAGCGTATTTACTAATGCTTATGAATATTTTAAACAAAACCCAAATTAAGATATATTTATATAATAAAATGCTATGAATAATATGAAAGCACTATTAGACGATTATTTAAAAAAAGATACAAGAGTTACTCAAAAAGATGCGGGTAATGGGTATCAGGAAGTTTGTGACTTAGACACAGGCGATTGTTATACTATCAGAATGAAAGATGGTTTAATTGAAAGAGTGGATAATACCATGAAAACAAATAGAACATTAAGAGTCGAAACTCCACAAGGAGTTAAAACATTACTAAACGGTTAAGAATATAAAAATGAGTATAGAAAGAAAAATTTTAGAAGAATTAAAACGTTTTAACCAAATTAATTCATACATTCTTAATGAACAACCCGAACCACCGGCACCTGAAGGTGATTTACCACCAGCGCCCGAAGCGGGAGCACCGGCACCTGATGCAGGAGCAGCACCGGCACCTGATGCAGGGGCGGCACCGGCACCTGATGCGGGAGCAGCACCAGCAGGGGGAGAGGCTATTCCTGAACCTGTTGATATTGAAAATGACCCTGATGTTGAAGAAGTGGGTGGAGAAGCAAAAGGTGGTGAAGATGAAGAATCAGAAGAAATTGATATTACGGACCTTGTAACATCACAACAAGAAATACAAGCTAAACAAGATGAGTTCATGGATAGTATGTTTTCTAAACTTGATGATTTAGCATCTAAGTTAGAGAACATGGACCAAATAATGAATAAGATAAATGATTTGGAATCTAAATTTGATAAATACAGAGAAAAAACACCTGAAGAAAAATTGATGTTACGTTCTTTGGACTCTTATCCATATAATCAAAAACTAACTGATTTTTTTGATGACAAAAAAGATGAAATGGAAGAAACAGGAAAAAATGAATATGTATTAACTTCAGATGAGGTTGAGAATTTTTCACCTAACGAAGTTAAAAAAACATTTAACATTTACGATAATGAAGAAGACAATATGTAATTTTACACATAATTTTTAATATAAATAAAGGGGGCGTTTGTCCCCTTTTTTATTTGACAAACTTGAATATTCACCTATATTTGTTGTAGATAAAAGAGTAATAATTAAAAATTTATTTATGGCAAATTCAGTATTAGATTCAGTACTAGCACAGTACGAAAAGAACGCGACCACATCAAGTTCGCAAAAATCAAACATCTCACAAGAAGACAGATTGAAAAAGTATTTTTCAGCTATTCTTCAAAAGAATGAAAAATCCGCATCTCGTAGAATCCGTATCTTACCTACAAAAGATGGTTCTTCACCATTTGTTGAAGTGTGGTATCACGAAATTCAAGTAAACGGACAATGGGTTAAGTTGTATGACCCCGATAAAAATGACAACCAACGTTCACCATTGACTGAAGTTTATAATGAACTAATTTCGACAGGTAAGAAAGAGGATAAAGAATTGGCATCTCAGTACCGTTCACGTTTATTTTACATTGTAAAAGTAATTGACCGTGACAACGAACAAGACGGTGTTAAATTTTGGAGATTCAAACACAACTACAAACAAGAAGGAGTGTTAGATAAAATCTTACCAATTTGGAAAGCTAAAGGTGACGTTACAGATGCTGAAAAAGGACGTGATTTAATCATCGAACTTACAAAGGCAAAAACACCACAAGGAAAAGAATACACGGTTATTCAAACAATCATGTATGATGACCCTCAACCACTTCACGAAGATAAAGGAATTATGGAAGGATGGCTCCAAGATGAACTTACGTGGAATGATGCGTATTCAAAAAAACCTGTAGAATACTTAGAGGCAGTTGCAGTTGGCGAAACTCCAATTTGGTCTTCTGAACTTAAAAAGTATGTATACGGAGAAGAAGCAGAAATCTCACTTGGGGGGACAAAACAAGAAACACCTGCTCCTGCAGACCCACAAGCAAATGACGAACCTGCAGAAGATTTGCCATTCTAAATTTTATCAAAGCATGGATACCTTGCAAGTGTCCATGCTTTTTTTATTAACTAATTAAAACAAAAACATGAAACCAATTATTGCAGAAAAACTAAAAGACGCTTTAATCAAAAAGTATGAAGCAGAGATTGCTGACGCTGAAGCACGTTTATATGTTTATTTTACAAACCCTGTTGGAATTGGAGAACATCCACAACACACAGAAGAAATGGACAATTTGGTTGGACAACTTACCGACGCAAAAGATAAGTTAGAAACCATAACAGAATTTAAATTATACGAATTATAATATGGCCATTAAGAAAAACGATTTCGGTTCATTAAAGAAAAAATTCTCCACATCGGCGAAGTATAAACCACAAAGATTTTTTGATTTGGGTTCTGACTTCTTGGATGCGGTTGGTTTACCAGGTCCCGCTATTGGACACCTTAATATGTTGTTAGGTCACTCTGACACAGGAAAAACTACAGCATTAGTTAAAACTGCGGTTGATGCACAAAAGAAAGGTATTCTACCTGTATTCATTATTACAGAACAGAAGTGGTCTTTTGAACACGCAAAACTAATGGGGTTTGAATGTGAAGAAGTGGTTGACGAAGAAACGGGTGAACTTGATTGGGACGGATTTTTTATATTCAACAACAATTTTGAATACATCGAACAAATTACAGATTATATTAATAGTTTGTTAGATGCTCAAGAAAAGGGTGAATTAGAATATTCATTATGTTTCTTATGGGATTCAGTAGGGTCTGTTCCTTGTAAGATGACTTATGAAGGTAAAGGTGGTAAACAACACAACGCATCAACATTGGCCGACAAAATTGGTATGGGTATCAACCAACGTATTTCGGGGTCTCGTAAATCAGATTCTAAATACGAAAATACCTTAATCATTGTTAATCAACCATGGGTGGAATTACCTGACAATCCGTTCGGTCAACCCAAAATTAAAGCAAAAGGTGGTGAAGCAATTTGGTTAAACTCATCGTTAGTGTTCTTGTTCGGAAATCAAAAAGGTGCGGGCACAACTAAGATTACAGCAACTAAAGACAAACGAACAGTTAAGTTTGCTACAAGAACAAAAGTATCTGTTATGAAAAACCACATCAACGGACTTGGGTTTGAAGATGGTAGAATTATCGTAACGCCACACGGGTTCTTACCGGGTAAAGATACTACAGAGGAGAAAGCTTCCGTAGAAAAGTATAAGAAAGAATATGCTGAGTATTGGAAGGAAATAATCGGAGTTGATGGTGACTTTGATTTGAAAACAGAAAAAGAAGAAGTAGAGTAGTAACAATTAAAAAACAAAAAAGTGACAAAAACCTTATTGGTTGATGGAAACAATTTAATTAAAATTGGTTTTCATGGTGTGAAAGATTACTTTCACAACGGGCAACATATTGGTGCTATTTGGCACTTTTTAAATACTTTAAGAAAGTTCATAGATGAAAATAACTATAACAAAGTAGTTGTATTTTGGGATAGTGAAACTAATTCGTCACAAAGAAGACTTATATACCCTAAATATAAGTTAAATCGACGTGAACCATCTAATGAGTATAAAGAAGAATCTTGTGAAGGTCAAAAACAACGAGTTAAACAATATCTTGAAGAGATGTTTGTAAGACAAGTTCAAGTTGAACATTCTGAGGCCGATGATTTAATTGCTTATTATTGTCAGATTTCTGAAGACGAGGATAAAACTATATTCTCAAGTGATAGAGACCTTACACAATTAATTTCTGAAAAGGTATCTATCTATTCACCATCCACAAAAAGATATTATAAGATGGGGGACACTATTAAAATGAGTGATTTTGAAGTTCCCCATTATAATGTCAAAACAATCAAAATTCTTACTGGAGATAGTTCAGACAACATTGACGGTATTTTCTATTTGGGTGAAAAAACATTATTCAAGTTTTTTCCTGAGTTACTTGAAAATCACGTTGAATTGTCCGATATTTTGTCTAAAGGAGAAGAGTTACTTAAAGAAAATAAAGATAACAAATCATTACAAAATCTTTTATCGGGAAAGACAAAAGAAGGTGTTTTTGGTGAAGAGTTTTATGTCATTAACAAAAAACTTGTAGACCTAAGTGAACCTTTGATAAATGAAGAGGGTAAAGAACTTGTTCAATCGTATTATTCAGAATCATTAGACCCTGATGGG